TGGAGTAGTAACAACCATTGGTTCAGCAGTTACGTCACGACCGTTAAATAGTGAACGTGCTTCGAAGTAACCCTCTACAAGTACGTTCCCTTTGTCTTCAGGAGTAGAAGCTGCATCCCATGCAGTGTTTACGTTAATAACACCTGGTGCAGACTGGCCTGGTCGTGGAGTCCAGTTGTCTTCATCGAACATATCTACCATACCTTGGAAGATAGCTTTGTCAATTTTAGTTGCAAGTGCTTCACCAGCCTGTTTAGCAAGTTCACCACGAATTTCGTACTGAGCAAGTTTCTCGTCCAGCTCATCTACGAAGTGTGAGTAGTAGTAACGAGTAGAAACAGTGATTGTTACTTCATCGTTCGCTAGAGTCTGAGTGCTGATTTCAGAACCCGGAGTGTGAGCAGCTACGTTGCTGTCTGATGCTTTACCAGTAACAATGTACTGAGCAGATTTACCACCAGAGATAGTACGAGTAGATACCATGTCTAGTGCTACGTTTTTTACGTCAAATGCTTTTAGAACTTCACCAGTGTACAGGGTCAAAGCCGTGCTACGTGAAGCATCTTTGTTGATGTTAGTTGAACCGATAGCCATTTTTAATTTCCTTTGAATAGCTTAATAATAATAAAAGTACCTTATTGGTACACCATTTGTTTTTTGTGTTTACACGTTTGGGCTAAGTTATCCTTTGTTGCACACCGTAGTGTACCCCTTAGGGCTTAGAAGAGAACACGATAGAAAAGGAGAGAAAAACTACCGTGCGCTCATCTAAGACCTAAGACAAAGAAGACCCCCGAAGGGGTCAACTTAAACTTAGTACCATTTACTCATATCAGTCTTGAGCATCTTCTGCTCTACCATTTTACGATAGCCGGGGTCACGGTCATAACGTGGGTCTTTGGCATCTTTAAGGTATTCAGATTTAGTTGAGTAACCTTCAGTACGTGTCGCCTGAGGCTGGTTTGTGTGCAGTGTTACATCTCTAGGGGCTTCACTCTTGTTAGATTGTTTGTACCCCATAAACAGACTAGACAGTACTGCGTCCTGTGTCGCCTTATTACCAGAAGCTAATTGCATATTAAGATTCTGCAACTGCTGCTCAGAGAAGTTCTCCGCAGCCCATGCTGAAACTTTCTTAAACTCCTCTGCACCACCATATGGTTCTAGGATGGCATCAGCTTCTTTTTCCCTTTTGTAGTTGATGTAGTCAATCTTCTCATCAACAAACTCTTTATTGTAACCAAGCCCTTCTAGCTCTTTGTACGAGTCTGCTGAGAGTTCTCCGTTAGCATCATACTCATCAAGCATGGCAGCAAAACGGTCTACAGGTACATCCTTGCTTCCTTCAGGTCGCCCTTCTTCAAGCATAGGGTTAATATACTCAGAGTCATCAGTTTCAGGTTGAGTAGTTTCCTGCTCAGTATCAGTCTCTTCTGGCTGTTTTTGAGCTTTCATCTTCTCAAGTTCTGCATACGCTTTTGCAATCTCTTCAGCAGATTTGCCCTTGAATTTATCAGGCATCTCAAACTCAGACTCAGATGGCAGAGATAAATCAGAGGATGGCTCCTCACCACTCAATGTAGCTTGTACCTCATCCTCACTTAGTACTGTAGACTTCTCTTCAGGAGCATTATCTACAATCGCTTCTTCTTGAACTACGTTCTCCATTTTTTACCTTCCTTTAATCTTCGGTTTCTGTTGGCTTAGGGGTAGCTTTCTTAGGAGCTGGCTTCTTGGCCTTTTCCTCTGCTGCCTTTTGCTTAACAGTGTACTCATGTTGTTCTTTTAGAGAATTGAAAATCATTGTCCTCCTCCTTGTTTAGCTGCTAGCTGCTGCATTTGGTTAGCTTGCTCTTGTTGCATCTGAGCTTGCTGCATAGCCATAGCCTGTTGCTGCTCCTGTTGAATCTGTTCAGCAGACTTAACTACATCTTCAGGATTCATACCTAGAGCACTAGCTACTTTACTAATATACTTACCAACATCTAAGTATTGTGAGACAACCTCAGGGCCAAGCTGACCAAGTGACTGCAACATAACATTTAGGTTTTGGAAATCTTTCTCACGGCTGATAGCGTTAATACCAGTTGAAATAGCTGGTGTAGTTACTTTAAGAGCCTTAGGTTCAATTTCACCAAGTAGTAGTTTAAGTAGTGGTAGTTGTAGGTCTTGTGCAAGCACAGAGAATACACCACCAAGAGTAGCTTCAAGTTCATTAGCAACCATACGTACCTCAGAAGCGGTAGTACGTTCACTGTCACGAACCTGACTAGAGAATACAAGAAACGCTTTAGCTAGACGTTGTTCCAATGACTGCATTAAGTCGTATGGTACACGTAGGTCTGCTGATTTGTTTACCTGTAGTGTAGTGATATCTTTCTCAAGGTCGCCCAAGATAAAGTCACCATTCTGTGCATTATGGAGGTCTTCAATTTTAGTAGATGATGCTGGCTTAAGACCAAAGATAGTCTTAGCGGAAATACCACCACCTTCAACAATCATCTTAGACAGTCCTTCAAGACTACGTAAGTCACCAAGGTACTGCTCAACCAAACCACGACCATAATCTTCGTTTACAATACTAGTCCAACGAAGAGGAAGGTACGGTAGTTCGTCTTTTGTGTGATACTTAATAGTAGTAGGGATTAGTACACCTTCTACTTCTTGGTACACAATGTATTTATTTGCGCTTTCAAGGCAGATAAGAGTATGAACTTGTACATCTTTCTTCTCGCCTTTCTTCTCGTCAGAGGAGTTCTCTTCAAGAAGTGCTAACACATCTTCAGGTAGTGTCTGTTTGGAAATCTTTTCAGCGATTGCCATACGAGTAACATTACCTGAGTAGTCACGTTCTACTACAAACTGATAAGGGTTAAAGACTTTTAATCCGCTATCTTTTACTTTGTAAAGTAGTGTGTTACCTGTAATAATTAGTAGTTTAAGTGCTTCAAACAAAGGCACACGCAGAGCTTGTACGTTAATAAGTACGTTAATGTCTTGTTCTAGCTTGCTGAGTTCTTTGTCTAAAGCTGTTAGTTCCTGCTCGTCTAAACCGAACAAGTCCTCTTCATTTGGCAAGAGCCTAAAGAAGTTACCAGTAGGAGGCAACAATGCAAGCAGTAGTTTACTAGCTAGATTATTAACGCTACTTGGCCCTATACTATTGTACGGAGTGTACAGAGCAGTAGACTCGGACATTGAATCGTCTGGGAAGACGTAAGGCAGTGTTAGTTCACTACATTCTTTCCAAGTCTGTTCAAGACTGCTTCTGTATTTTTCCAGATGGGTATAGACTTCTTTAGCACTTCCATATTTCTCTTGGAGTTCGTGCTTTTTCATCTACTTACCTTATACTTTAAGACCAGTATCCCCAGATACCGCAGTACCAGAAGCCGCTGTTGCACCAGCACCAGAAGATGCCAGAGGGTCGATACGCAATTTAGCTGCGCCTTTCTTCTTCTTCTTAATAGCACCACGTTTGTCTTTACGGTCATCTTCACCAAGAGTCGTAGCACCTTTACGTTCTACAACACCAGCACCAGTAGCCGCATTTTCACGAGCTGCGTCAGCTGCTGCACGAGCATCTTCTTTAGCCTGTTCAGCCTGTGCCTGTGCTTGCTGCTGTGCTTTCTCTGCTTGACGAGCTGGTTTATCTATAAGCATTTCACCCGCTACTGCACCACCTAGACCTGCAAGTGCAAGAGATGCACCGCCTGTTACCGGAGCAAGAGCAACACCTGCTACTGCACCTAAAATTTTACCTACGCTTCCACCCATAGTAATTATCCTTTCATTAATCGTTTAATTTTTTTAATATGTAAGTTGTGTTCTTGAATACCTATTGCTTGGTACGTATCAATTAGAGAACCAATCCCTTTTAGAAATGCCCTACGGCCTTCTCTTGTACCATCATGCCAAGAGTATCCGAATAACCAAGGGGTAGTTTCTAGTCTGTGTACCATGCCAAAGGCATCTATAGTTCCATGTTCGTTGATGTGTATGTAGTTGTGGTGTTCACGTTCAAACATATCGTTGAACTCTGACTCCACATAAGCACCTACCTCAATCATTTTTTCCTTTATAAACCAACTTATCGAATCGTCAACTTTAGTTGGTACAAATGCTATTGCCATTCTTCGTCACCTCCGATGATATTGTCGAGGTTAGACTTCAATAGCCTTATGAGTTCTACTTTTCC